ATTCCGCTTCTGCATCATTGCCCGCCATTTTTGCGGCGGCAATTTTCCTGTCTAACGCCAATTGCATATTGGACGCCTTAAGACGCATTGCTCTTTGACTCTCATAATCCATGATCTCTTCAATTGGAATCCGGTTACCCTCTTTAGGCTTGGAGCCGTCTGGGGATGCAGGTGGAATAGGCGCAATAACAGCAGGAGTTGCGGCTTGTTTATCCTCAAAACTTAACTGCCCTTGCCTAAAGCGAGCCTCTGCAGAGATTCCAGATTGTTGCTGTATATAGGACTCTATCATTGCACGTTCAATTACTTTTCTACCAAGCAAGTCCGACCTTACTGGAACGCCAGCCGCTTCAAGGCGCTTGGCCACATCACCCGGAACGGTGACAACGCGATCCTTCCCAAGCGTCAAATCCTCATTGGAAGTCCGCAGTCGTTTTAGGTCGTTAATCACCATAGACGTCCTTTGCTCCGTTGATCTTGCGTCCGTAGCGGACATTGAGCGAATTGCTTGCGCAGCATTGAGTGCTTTTTGTCTTGTTTCCTCCATTTTTGCGTTCATTGTCATAAGCCTTTCAATAATCATGCCAATACCTGCCACGACGGCTAATATTACCGTGCTTGCAAATGCAGCTTTTAACGCCAGTGAGACCGTCCGAATTTGACCAGCCGTTACTCCAGCAGTTTGCCCTGTTGTGTACATTGCCAATTGCAGGGCCTTGTTTGTCGTAACCCCTTGCGCCGCAGCAGCGTTAAATGCAACAAACGCTGGAATAGCCCTAAGGAAATTTGCAATCATTGGCACCAATGCCCGTAGATTTAATGTCTGAATTGCTAGTGTCAGTGGTAGCACAGATAAATACACGCGAGCCAGGTAACCCACGAAAGGATTGCCAGCAATCTGCAGCAGTGTTTGAGCCACTTGCAAGGCCACTTTCCCAAACTGTTGCAACACGGGAATCACTTGTTGCACGTTTTGTTGAATACCTTGGAAAGTTGGACGAAGATTTTCTAACTGCTGAGCGAAGGCAAATCCACCGGCGGTTTTAGCGGTAGTGCCAGTGAGAAAAGCATTTAACCCATCTGTTACTTGCTTAATGCCATTTGTCAACGGCATTACAACGGCATTTAAGAATCCAACGGCAATGGGTTCAAAACCTTCGTAAAGAAGCGTAAGTGAATTTTGCATGCGATTCATTGCACCCTGGAACGTCCTTGCTGCCCCTTCCGCACCAGGACCGAATTCCTTGTTCATGATTGTGCCAACATTCTGCAGCAATACTTTCATTGCCGTTCCTTTATAGGCACCTTCTTCCAGGGCTGCTGAGAATTTCTGAATGGCATCTGGTCCCTTAAACCCAGCAGCTTCAGCGAAAATTGCCATCGCTCCAGGTAAAACGTCGCCTAATTGTCCCTTCAATTCTTCACTCATTACCTGACCTTTGCTCGCCATCTGAGCAAAGGCATAATTCACACGATCAACTTTATCTGCGCTCATGCCAAACGCAGCAGCAGCTTTGCTGATGCCAGTGAAGATAGTCCTCACTTCATCGCCACTAAAACCCGCTGGCTGCATTGAAGCATATAACTTTGTAAAGCCATCACGGGCCGATTGCAATGGCACGTTATACCTACTGACTAGATCCAGGATTAATTCGTTGGAACTTTTTGCTTCTTGTGCGGTGGGAGAAACTGCCTTGAGAGTATTGTTAAAAGTCTGCAGTGCGCCAACTGCTTGTCCCACTTGTGCGGGGAAAGAAGTAGCGAAAGCTAATGCTTTGTAAGCAGTACCAAATAGCAACACTTGTTTTGTTGCCATGCCAAATTCATCGCCCAATTCGCGCACCATTCCGGCGCCGGGTAATTGAATGTTTCCAAGCGCTCGATTAAACTGGCCACCCATCCCTCCCGTTCCTCCAAAGCCACCAAAAGGCCCACGAGGCGGCAATCCCCCTCCACCTCCAAACATGCTTGTTCTCGCATTAATGGATAGGGGCGTAGACGGCCCCATCATTCCAGCCATGGGGAATTGTCCCATTGACCCACCCAGTCCAGCGGCCATCGGATAAGCCATTCCTGGAATGTTTTGTTGTACCGCGACACCACCGGTGCTAAAGATTGGTCGTGACTGAGCACCACTAGCCCCCAATCCTCTGCGTTGCAAAAATGCTTGATTGAGAACTGTATTTAATGCTTGCCCGGAAAGCCCAGTGGCAGAAGTTGGCACAGCTCCAAAGCCAATATCAGCTATTTGTCTATGCGCTAACGCGGGATTGGCTGCTTGATTTGCCAACGCCGCTGCCATTTGGCGATAGCCTCCAGAAATTCCAACTGGAGAGAGCATCGAAACCCCAGGATTTACCGAACCTCGTCCTGTAAATAAGGAGCCTGCAGCACCACCTCCGGTGCCAAGCATTCCACGACTAGATGCCAAGCGAGCTTCCAGTGTATTCAGTGGACTCGTTGTGCCGCCAACCGCAGGGAGAAGCCTCGTAGCCTGTGGACTTGTGGACGCTTTCGCAATAATACCTGCAATGCCATTGCCAATTTGACCCACCCATGGATTAGAAATATTAACCGTTCGCGCATAGTCGGAAAAAGACTTTGCAATTGTCTTTAGCAGTGGATCAAAAGCCCTGGGCGCATTAAACCCGGGAAGCGTATATCCCTGCGGAAATTGTTGTTGAAAGGCTGCTTGACGATTAGCGGCCCCAACCAAGTCAGTCGTAACGCGGCTTTCCGGTAGCATGCGCAACATGCGCTGTGCAGCTCTAGGATTGCTGGTCAAATTGGCCATGCGATCCAGCATCTCATTGAGATTGGGCATGGAGCGCGTTGCGCTTGTTTGAGCTTGTCCACGAATGGGACGCAGCTTCATTTGCAGATTTTTCAGATTATCAAAAACAGCGTCTGCAATGCCATCCGCTTCCTCTACTAATTTTTTTGCTTGCGCTGTAAGTTGGCCTCTGTTTCCAGTCGGTGTACCCCCGAGATCGCGAATAATTTTTTCTAAGCCCGCAATATTGTATCCGCCCTTAATTAATGAGCGTTTTCCTAGTCGAGATAAAATAGCTTGCTTCGCGATTTGCTCTTGAGTTTGCTGCACATTAAATGCACGCCCAGTGAGCCCTTGCTCGCGCATGAAGCGTTCCAGACCAGCAGCTCCCTGCGGTCCTCGCGAAAAAGTCCCCCCAGCAGCAGCTTTAACTTGTCCGCTTAATTCTGAAAGCTTGCGAGCCAGGGTGTCTGCTTTTGCAATTTCAGCAGATAAGTTGGTCTCAATATTTAAGCGATAATTTCTTCGTCTGATATTGACGCCAAGAGCATTCAGCTCATTCTGTACGCTAAGCCTGTCGAACTTAACCTGGATGGGCACTGAAGTGCCAGCAGCCGCTTGTCCTAGTCCCAGTAATTGCTGCCGAAAAAAAGCTAGGTCAAGACTTACCTTCAGCTTAAGTTCTGCGTCTTGAACCGCCATTTGACAAAACCCTCTATGTTACCAATTCTATAATCATTGCCCTTGGTTGCGTCCGCTAAAGGCTTTGATTTCCTCGGCAAGCAAGGCAATCACTCGTCCATTCATCACGCGCTCCTTCATTAAACGCTGTAGCACCATAAGGCTTTCGTCTGTAACTCCATGATCTTTCTTGACTTTTCCTGCATCAAACGGTAGGAAGTTTTCTGGCTTCACCGAAACCTTCTTGCCGCCCATCATGCCTGCAGCCATTGCACCAAGCTTTGCTACGGCTACGCTTTGAATGTTGTATTTAGTAATGTCGTGTTTCTCTAGAAACTTTAGAGCTGCTTTGACATCGCTCACGCGTTGACGCCCAAAACATCTCGCACTCCATCGCTCATCCTTAAAATCCGACGCGGACAGTCGAAAATAAAGATCATTCCATGGAGTGAGAGAAGTCAGGAACTTCCTGGCTTGGGCTTCTAGACGTTCTGCTGTTGAGGAATATTCCTCTTCTGGGATTTTTTTGCCACATCTACAGCCCCCTTCATTTCTGCTTCTTGCTCAGCGGAGATGAATTCCACCACCTTAGCGATGGCTCGACGGGGAAGAGTTTTTGTATCTTCCAAGTCCCAATCAACCAAATCCTGCCATTCGCCATCCACCAGTCCTTGTCCGCGAGAACGCACGAAAGCAGTTGCCATGCGAGCATTAGTGCTCTCCACGGAAGACCCGCTGGTAATCATGCTGAGAGTTTCTTCTGTGTATTCAGCGAGGAGTTCTGCTTCCGTGATAGAGCCAGCACCACCTTGCAGCAAAGAGAATGCTTCATCAAGAGGAATGTCTTTTGCCGTGGCGATGCGTTTTGCAAGTTGAACGGCGCGAATGGTTGCTTGGCTTTGCAGCTTGCTAATTTCCTCTTGCTCAATAGCTTCCGCTACCAGCCATCCGCCATATTTCTTCATGCGGATATTGGGGAGAAGCTCAAAAAACTCCTCAGTCTTGGTTTCCAGAAGAAAGCTGTATTTGCTCATGGTCAAGAATGTTTAGCAATGCGTTGAACACCTTCACTCGTTCATGGCCTGAGCGAAAATCAGGCGGCACTTCAACAAGGAGAGAGTGACTTTCGTTTGAAATTCTAATGGTGGTTTCTCCGCAAGCAACAAGACACAAAATGCCAGCCTCTAATGCTGTGCCTTCAATTAAGCAGTTGATAGCGTGGACTGTTTGGTCCTCGCTCCACAAATAATCAATATTCACTTGCCCTGGAAAGCAATCTTGATTCTACGTCTCAACGCAAGGCGAACACTGCTGGCCTCAAATCTGCTAGGCACTTGCAATTCGTCGGTCCATGGACGAGGTGTGACATTAGTGCCAAGCCCTTCATGAACATACCACGCATATGCCCTGCCAGAAGAATTCTTTGCATCCCAATTCCATGACGCAGTGATATCCATCGATCCCTGAGTAATCCTGAAAGATTCTCTCCCACTTTCGTAGAGCTCGCCCAAATCGTAAATGTCGCGAGGAGAGCCTACCACTTCCCCATTTTTGCGCCTTGTTTCGTTTTGATAGACCCATCTATCATCCTTAAATTGGTCATCCCAATAGGCATCATCAATGTCCTCTGATGCCCAGGTTTCAAAAGCGGCACGTAGTTTTTTCTCCCATCCTTCTCCGCCAATGACCTTCGCTTCAACAACAATGCCACTCATGATCCATACAAGGGCCGTAAAATCATATCTGGAATGACAAATCGACAGCGCTCATAGGCCACGTCATCGCCAGGAAAATATCTTGGCGTGGAGTCGGGGAAACGCCTTACCATCCTATCCATTGCAATCGGCAAAGTATTTTCACTAGGAGTATATTGCACCAAAACTACTTCCCATAGTTGATTCATTTTGAGGCCGCACAGCGGTGAACGCGGAATAATTTCTGGAAACTGTCGCATTGTCACCTCTAGGCCAGTTACCTTAAACTCTGAAGGCACACCTTGTTGACCCACCACATAGATGGCAGGAATCGTAGTGCCATTGGGCAGCGCGTAAGAACCCACCAAGTTCGGACTGGCGCTTAACAGCGTTGTAATCGTATCTCGCAGTTGTGCAATATTCACAATAAAAAAGCCTTCCCGTAAAGGAAGGCTAGCAAAGACGATGGAGGAAAGTCAGCTATTAGGAGCAGTCGGAATCAGGCTGCCGGTATTCTCAGCGTTCTGGTGAATACCGATTCGACCACGGCTGATCAGGTCGAAGGTGACCTCCACAAGGTTATCGGCGGGATAGCTTTCGTTGTAGTTCATAACGCGAGCGGTATAAGCCACACGATCGTAGTAGTAAGTGGTGCCACTCACTCCGAGTTGCTTATTGATTTCCACGTACACTTCATTGTTCTTGTCATAGCGCGAAGCGGAAATCACTTGGAAGGCTTCGTCAAAGCTATTCGGCAGGAACACAGTGCCGTCAACATCCTTCTGAAAGTAAGAAGTGACGGAAGCAGTGGCCTGGGAAGTAACAATAACGCTATCAGAGAAGCCGCCGCCGCCCAGCAGGTAGAACTCAGTGTTGCCGTCGTTAAAGGCCACGGAAGCCGTCGTAGCGGCTTGCAGGGTGTATAGAGTAGGAGCACCGCTAACGGTGAACGTAGCGCCGCTCTGGGTGATCACGGGACGAGCCGCGCCAGCAATCGAGCCAACACGCACAATAACGTCTTGGCTCTTAACCAGTTCAGTCGGGTGGTAGAGCATGAGAAAATCCTCAATGGGAAAGAAAATGGTTAAGCGTCAAACGTTTTGAACGCTTCCTTTGCCAACCAGTCTAAAAATTCCTCTGATTGGCGTGCCGAGAAACTGCCAATAATGGTCAGCAATTTGCTCGTTTGGTAATAGCTCAAACCGTCCTTCCCTCCCATTGATTGTTGCAGCAGCGGAGCTTCCGGGAGTGATACCAGACAGTGCTAATGGCCCCGTCAGTCGTCCCTCCATGTAGACAGCCGTACTATCAGCACCAAGCAAATAGTCGTACTGCGGATTGCGCTTTTGCTTCAAACTGGCGTAGTATGTCACACCTGATGAAATGGAAACGTAATTTCCAGTTTCACTATCAACGGCATAACCAGAAGCCACCGACCACACAAGTGTGGCATTAGCTAATGGTGAGAGGCCGTTAATCATGCGACAAAGCCAATGGAGAAAGAACCAGCAACGGTTTCAAGCATTCGTTTGAACTCTTGGCCATATTGAGTGGCCTCCAGCCCCTTGCCATACACTTTGCCTTCAGTGGCGCCAATTTGAACGCCCATTTGTGCAAGTTGAATGGCAATAATATGTGCCGTCAGATGCTTTACTGCACGATCAGTTTGATCACCAAACACATCTTCCGAGGCGTCGGCAGTAGCTTCAGTGATGGCCCCGTTTACAATTCCCGATGGATGGGGAGTGAATTCGGGGAAGCGCGTAAGAAAGCTTTCGTAAGTAACGGTCATGATCAAGCCTTCCCGATCTTGATTGCTTCTTGACGCTTGGTAATGGCATTACGAATTCTGACGCGCCCTTCGCTTTTCTTCCATTCTGCAAGTTGATCCAGATCGTGAATCACCTCAAGAATGCGAAAAGCTTCCACCAGAGGCATGTTGACCAGTGTCTGAACATCCTGAGGAATGGTTTCCACAGTGAGTTGTTCTTTCACTTCTTCAATGGCGCCGATAGTCATCAACCGTTTGACGGTTTTATTCTCTCGTGCGGTTTTCCATTGAAGCTCTGGGATGTCCTGATTAAGACCAGGCGCCAGTTGGATCAGGCCAGTATCCGTGATAATGCCAAAACCACCTTCACGCGGCGGGTTTTCAAGCTCAGGGCGGTAAGCAATTAACATTTTGTGTTCAATTAGAACTGTCAATTAGCTTAACGCCCATTGCTTGTCTAGGCTCAAGCCGAAGCTTGAACGTAGATGACGCTCTTGGGGTAGTACAGAGCCACACCACCCACGCGAGCATGAGCAGGAACAATGAACTCAAGACCGCGCTGCTGGGGCGGGAAAAGCTCCAGGGGTTGGGGGATGTGCAGTTGCACTTTCTCGGGGTCACGCTTGTACACCACCATGCGGTTAGTGTTCAGAACGCTGTTGTCTGCATCCAGTTGGTTGATAGGTTCAACGTTACGGATGTAGGGGTTGGTGCGGAGGAAATACTCAAGCACAGTCACGTCCGAAGAATCGGAGTTGCGAGTGGTGCTAATTTTGTTGTAGTCCTCGTAAGCCAACAGGATGGTGTCGGGCTGCTCCTTCATGTTGGAGGCGTTGATGATGGCGCTAACGCCATAGTTCAACAGTTCCAGCATGTCTTGAGCAGTGCCGCTAGCAGTGGTGCCAGTGAACCACTTGTCAGCAGTAATAACGTCAACAGTGGCGTTGTTGAAGAAACCAGCCAGGCCAACGCTCGATTCACCGAACATTGCAACGGCTTCAACTTTCTCTTCGTAAGCACGACGAACGGCAGAAGCGCGACGTTGCTCAAGAGCAATGTTTGCCATTTGAGCGGCACGCAGTTCCTGCACGGTGTAGCCGAAGCTACCGCCGAACGAACGGATGTTGATGCTCTTCTCCACTTGGCTAATGTCGGCACGGGGCAGATCATCAGCAGCGTCCGCAATCAGCTTGAACTCTCCAGTGGAGTCCATGATGCGGAAGGTGAAGGTTTGTGCGCCAGGACCAGCTTCGCTGGTTACAGGCAGCAGGGTGGGGTATTTGATGTCGGCATAAGTGACTTCAAATACTTGGGGGCGGATGAACTCAAGCTGACGCTCAAGAAACAGGCCCGCTTCGTCCATGCGAAAATCAGACATTAGTAGGGCCTCCTATCAAGAATCAGCGGAGAGAGTGAAGCTAGGACCATTCAGTTCCAGGATCGCCAGTCCGCTACCAGTGGTAGCAGAAAGGAAACGAGCATTGGAAAGGCGAACAGTTTTGCCAGAAGCAAAGGCATGGCTAAATTGACCAGCTTTGCCAGTGCCGCTTGCTGAGAACAGCACGCGAACCACAGACGAAGGATTGACAGCGCCAGTCACATAGACAGCCACTGCGCCTTCGTTGGCAACGTTCAGCACTTGATCAATCTTTACGCCAGGACGGTTGTCGCTATTAAGCGCAGTTTCGTCAACGTAGGTGAGCACGTTGATGCCAACTACGGTGTCGCCACTAGCGGAAAGGGTTTTAGCAGAGTTGGCAACGGTGCCAGCAGAGTTGTACACTTGTACATCACCGAAAGGCAGGACAACTGCGGTTTCGTTGATATAGGTGCCAATGGTGTTGTCGCGGATGTCAGTGAGTTGGCCTTCCAGAAGCGCAGCGTGGGTCAGAGCATAGCTCTGTTGCACACCACCAGCGGAAGCGGTCCCTGACGTGGTAAAAGTTACGGCCATGGGTCAGCGCTCCTTAGAGACGGAGAGAGGGGATTTCCAAGCATTCTGCAGCTTATCCATATAGGACGAAGGAGCAGACATTGGGGAAGCAATGGAAGCAACGGCTTTACGCAGTTCTTCCGTAGCAGCAGAATCGCCACGAGGAGCAGATTCGGCCAAGGTGTCGAACATCGCAGTCACATAATCATCGGAGCGTTCCGACAGATCAGCATCACCACGAATAGCCTTGATGGAAGCTTCCATGATTTCACGGGCAGATTTGCCAGCAAAGTCAAAAGCGGAGTCAAGGGAAGTACGAGCTTTGTCGATTAGCGCAATGCGCTCTTCAACAAGGCTGTCAACATTCACTTGCTTGGCAGTGTCAAGGTCAGTCTTGAGGCTTTCCACTTCTTCGGCAAGGGCATCGGCCCGCCCTTCGGCAGAGTCGCACTTACCTTTCATTTCTTTTTGCATGGCGTCCATTTCTTCCTTCATCTCGGAAGCTTTGGCCATCATGCCATCGTACATTTTCTTCATGTCCTCGTAGGACATTTTGGCGTCTTCCCGTTCTTTGGTGATCGCCAGAGCTACGCTCTCGGTCACCTCAAACTCAGCGCCATCAAAATTGACTTTTGCAGTCATAGATGGTTCCTCAATGGGAGTAAATAGAGAAGGATCGGCAGCATCCAGACGATCTAGATGAAGCTTCACTTGCGGGCCAGCGCGACCTCTGCGAACAACAGCAATGTGATTTCCGTTGATTTCCTTTTGGATGCCATCGTAATTCTCACCACTGTCAGTTACACCAGGAGTCGCCTCGTAATTGACGCGATAGCCTGCGCTGACCTCCTTCGCATCACCACGCATAATGCGCTCAATGGCATCTTTATCAGTGATAGTCATAACTGCACGGACAAAGCCGTTGTCATATACCACTTCAGTGCCACTGAAGCCAATTTGATAGTCCTTGGTATTAACACTATCTAATAAGACTGGCGGGTGCTCAAGAGTGATTGCTTTGCCCGCAAATGAGGCCAAGCTTTCAGGAGACGCCACTTCGGTTTCGGGACGATATTCGCGACGAATGGAGCCATCAGCGTCGGTGTAATGTTGTACACCAGTACGCGCAATGGTTGCCCAGGCACGAAGATAACCCTCAGGGGTCACTTCGTACTTGTCAATCGGCGCTACATCGTAACGAAAGCAGGTGTCGCTCATGGCAATACTCTATCAAGAAATAAAACGCGAGATAGACTAACTTAGGAAATACAGCCTAAAAATGCAGCATATTCAGCATCGGCGCATCACCACAAAAGTAAAAGCTCCCATGCTTTCCATGCAGGAAAGTAGGCAAGTGATTGGACAGCGCATAAAAGAAGCTCGTCTCAACAGCGGCATGTCACAATGCGACATAGCGGCCATTCTTCATTGCGACCAAACCACCGTTTCGCGAATGGAGCGAGGTATTATTTCGCCTGACTGTGCGGAGATACGCTTGCTTAGTTCTGCTTTTCAGCTTTCAATTTTGTATCTTCTTGGCTATCCCACATTTGTAGTCTCCGCAGTAAGCGAAGATTAATCATCGTCCTCTTCATCCGACAGTTCTGCAAGTTGACTTTCAATACCTTCCATCACATAAGACTTTGCAATAGCCTCAGCCTCAAAAACCAGCATCTTCACCTGATCAAAATGCTCGTCAGGCTTGTCATAGGCATTGATGACAAAAATGTGGGTTTCATCGAGGCGTCCATTTTTGAAATGCTGTTCTTCGACGAGGCGCCACTGTGAGGTGTTGCGGTGCTCGTTGGCAGAAAGAATGGCAAGCGCTTTCATAACGCCAATGCCATCCTCCTCTTCTTCAATCACCCGCACGTATTCGCTCATTGATCTTTAGCGCTTTCAACCATCTTAATAATGCGATTGGCCCATGCCTTACCCGCGTTTCCTCCCCATAGCAACCATGCGATGTAACCAGCATCATCTTCCCCTCCGCTTTTGTTCTTTTCATGGCGAGAGAAGAATGCAGCCATCCTTTTGATCGTTGCATAGCTCACGGCGCCGCCACCAGCCAAATCAGAAGCTCTTGCCACTCCACTTCCAATGCCCTGCTTGCCAGCCTCTTGCGTGCTAAGACCGCCTTTGCCGTGCTTCTTACGCAGTTCTAGGCCGCGACGAGCGGAAGACCGTACAGACGATGGAGGGGAGAATGACTGGGCATCTCCCCTCAATCCTTTCCCTGTTCTTCCTCCTCTTCTCCTTCTTCTTCCATCGCCTCTTCTTCTTGAAGCACTTGGCGAATGAATGCCCGCATGTACTCTTCGCTTGCATCCTTCTTTGGCATGCTCATGCCGGCTTCAGAGAGGGCAATTGCAACCGCTTGCTTGTAGTTTTTAATGGGGTCGCCGCTACTGCTTTTCAGCGTGCCTGCCTTGAATTCCTTCATGACGCGAGACACTTTTGCTTGCTTTTGCTTTTTGGTCATGATAAAAATTTCGCTCTAAGAAATAAAGCCTATTGGGGCTGTTTCAATTTTCATATTAGGGAAGAATTTGTCGCGATATAGCACCAGGCCTGTTATCAATCGTTCAGCTATAAAGGCTAAGGCACGCTTGTCATAACCATCAATAGAAAGAAAGCGCTCCTTGTATCGGCTCCATATAGGTGACAAACAGGTGAATAATGTTTCCATGAATAATTGATAATGAATCCTCGGGCCACGCGCCATGTTGCAACCAATGAATAAATTTTGAGCCCACAGCTTATCAATCTCTTCTCTGGTAAATACCCATGCGCCACTATCCGCCAGCTCTTTCGTGATAGCAGGTGCATCAAAGCCCGAGTGTCCGCCATAAAATTGCTGCTCAAGGCTGCAGCTAAACTCTGCAAATTCTGGCACATATAAAGTATCTTTTACATACCAAATCTCCGCTGGCTCTATCCAGTTGCGCCGATATTGAGCATTTCCGATATTACTTTGTTTTGCATTTTTAAGCATCCAATGAATACAAGACAGCTCCCCCCAATATTTATTCAAGGAGGAATAGTCAGCGTTTTCATCGTCAAAAGCGTAACCCTTTAGTCGCAACTTTTCTCGTTCTTTTTCATTAAGACTATAACTTCCTCCCATGATGGGAATAATTTGAGACTGCGCTTGGTAACGCACTTCTTCGCCAGGAATGCACACGGCATAAATTGCGCAATCAGACGGTTGCATATACCTGCCTCGCAGCCCAAAGTTCGTTGTAATTGTTTACACCCTTGGCCCCAACGCCAGTCAAGTCGCCCCCTCCCGAAGGCTTGCTCCACGCCATGATCGTGCCATCGGGCAGCACAAAGGCACGATTCTTTTGTTCGTGCGTGGGTGTCAGTTCTAGATAATCGCCGTAGACGAAATTGGCATTGCCGCCATTTGCAGCAAGAGCTGCTCCTAGTAATGTTGGGCCAGTGGGGCACAATGGAGTGATTCCGTAGTACTGTTCGTGACAGTTGTTGACAATCATTTCAATGGCAGTAGTCAGTGCTATGTTGTCGGGCTTTGAATAAAGAACAGTGGTCGCGCAGGCCCAAGTGGTGTAGCTAAATCGTTGAATATCGCGGAAGGC